CGGCAGCGTCCATGTTGGCGCGTCCATCGCCCTCTATAACGCCCAGAATGGTGCGTGACATGGCGAACATGGCAAGTATCTGATCACGGTTGAACTTCCTGCCCTCCAAGAAGTCCATATCCTTTTGGCTCATATTGAGTACGTGGGCTTTGATGCCCTGCTCAAGTAGCGCGGTCTTGTGGGCATTCCCTGCCCCTGCATGGTTGCTATCCCACTGCTCTTTAAGCCGTGCGAATACGCTGTCCTCTAGCTTGTTGTCAGTCTCTAGCACTACGTCAGGGCGGGCGCTGTTCTTGAAGAAGTTACGCGACCATTCAGCACTGGCGGTGTCTGTCTCTATCGCTCTAGCGGCTGCCTTAACAACGCTCATGCCTCGGTAGAAGTCATTGGGGTTAGTCAGTGGTAGGTGTACAACGTCCTCAGCTAGCCATGGCATATCTTTACCGTTTACTCGGTACACCCAGCCCTTGATGCTGTTATCGGTGTTGAGTACGTGCGTCATGCCGTAGGGGTATAGCGGCCATAGCTGCACTGGTATGCCTGCACCGTTGCGGATAACGCCCCAGAATGCTTCGCCAGCAAGCAACATGTGCAAAAAGGTTGTCTCTTGGAATGTGATGCCGTCCTGTATGGGGTTGGGCTTATCGAGTAGGTCAAGCAGTACGTGGCTTTCTAGCTCTTCAAGGGCGGGTTTACCACCGCGTTGCACGGCTCGTAGTTCACGTATGACTGATGGTTTAAGTTCGATACGTCGTGCCATCTTGCTGCTCTTAACGCCAGTACGGTTGGCGTAGGCAAGTAGGTCAATCATGGCTGCTTCTTGGGCGGTCATTTTGCAGGCGGCATATACCCAGTCAAGGTATGCCTGCATTTGCTCGCGGGGAGTGTTATATTTGAGTGATGTAGCACCCAACGGATATGCAACATCGAATATCTGTTCTGCTGTGTAGTCTTTCTTTTCGTAGCCTAGGGGCTTGAGTATTCGTTCTATGAGTGATGCCATGTATTGCTCGCTGCTTATACTATACGCCCATTATTACAGAAAACGTATGTTTGGTATAGATATTTGTTTGTTATAGAAACATAAAATGGTAGCGTCGGCTTCGTCAGGCGATGGATAACCCCGCTTTTTGTAGTCGTCTTTGCTTTCCACGCCCCGCCGTCCACGGCTGTCCATTTTCCACAAGCGGGTTGACAGTTCCATGAGTAAGCCTTGATCCATGTCCAGCTGTATGTCGTCCATGATGCTTGCAAGGTAAAACCACGCTTCACTTATGAGGTTCGGGTACTTGTCAGGGTCACTGGCTTTCTCACCGAAGTTCACTGGTACTACGTGATAACCACGCCGCAACATCTCGTCAGTAACCCCACCACCAACGCCCGTATCGTCAACCTTGATAGCGATGTCTTTGTTGTAGGCTGCAAAGTCCTCTAGCTTGTCGCATACCTCGGTAGTACGGAGCTTGCGGTACACCTTGGTATCGGTAAGCCGTAAGCCCTTACGCTTCTTGAACACGGTGCGGTCACTACCCATGCGGGCTATGTCAGCCCCTATCTCTATAGCGCCCTCATCGGTCACCTCGCGCTGCATGGCGTTCAGAATGGCCGTGCGACTGATGATTGCGTTGTCAGCCTGTGCCATCGGTTCACCTAGCCATACATGGGCGAATAGGTCAGGGTCTTTGCGGTCGGCTTCTAATTCGAGCTGTAAGGCTTCGGGTAGTAGTCCAGCGCGTTCCAACACGTCATAGTTGACTTTACGGCTGTACGTGCGCTCTGGGGCGTTCATGACGTACTTAACGAACACAGGGTCAAGCTCGTTAAGGCGGTTAAAGGTGAAGATCAGTTGACTGCCTGCTTTACGTATGGTCGGTGCCAGTACTTTCAATGAGTCTTCACTGATGCTTTGGGCTTCTTCTACCCATGCGATATCTATACCCTCCATCGACTTGATTTCGTTGACGTTGTGCCGTAAGCCGCTAAAGATGAACTCGGTGCCAGTAATGGTGTTGCGGATTGCCTTATCGGTCACTTCGTAATCGCTATAGCCACGTAGGGCTATAAGGTCAGCAAGCAGCTTGTGTACAGAATCTTTGATGGTGTTCTGTATTTCACGGGTGGCAAGTATGCGCAGTGGCTTTTGTCTACCGCGTAGGAGTAGTGCCTCTGCTACATGGCGGGATTTGCCACTTCCCCGCCCTCCATAAAAGAGGATATTGCGCCACTCTTCGTTGAACAGCTCGCGGAACTCAGATAAGAACTCAATTTGTACTTGGTTGTCCTGCATCGACAAACCTCACAACGGCACTTACAGGGCCACCGTCGTCACCAGTCAGCGCAACGCTCTGCTTAGCCCTACCGAATGTTCGGTTGAGTATGGATTCAATTGCGCCAATATCAGCGGGCTTTGTCGAGATGTAGTAGTACTCGTCTTGGTGGTTTTCTAGCTCATCATTCAGGTAGGCCATAACTACATCTGGGTCGTCTACAAGCTCTACCCATGTACGTCGTCTAGACCCCGTGCCACTCGATTTTCTCACCATCAAGTAAGTTTCGCCAATGGCAGCGTTGAGTTCTGCGTTAAAAAGCTTGTGTGCTGCCCGCATCGTTCGTTGCTCTAGCTGTTGAATGATCATTCGCTTTTCTAGCGTCGCACGGTTACGCGATCCAGACTTACGGCCAGCGCCTTTGCGTCTTCCACCCCAAGTTGATTTATCTTTCATGTTTTCAAGTGAATTGCTATTAGTTGGTTTGCTTGTTGCCATATGGGTATATTTATAGGGTATTTCCTGCGAATTATCAATACTATTAGCGGTATGAGCTAAAGCAGTTAAGCTCTATGTGCATCACTCCGTTGCCAGGGGTTTGCCTCGTACCTATGCGCTGTACAGCTACATGGCCGTCACTCCATACGTAGGTGCAGTAGCCGTCTTGTTGGGTGGCGTTGATGTCTACGTAGTGCATGGTCTTGCTAACGATCTTTGGGGCTGGTGGGGGAGTAGGTGCAGGCTCTTGTGTTGCTGCTGGTTGCTGTGGGGCTGGTGCACTTGCAGCTGGTGCCTGTGTTGGCTGTGATGTTTGGGTTGGTGTCTGTGTAGGAGTGCCGCTATTGGCTTGTTCGGTAGCGGGCTGCTCTTGTGTTGGTGTGCTTTCAGTCGGGGTAGTTTCTACCTGCTCAACTGGTTGTGTTTCCACTACCTCTGGCTGTACCTCGGTGGTGGTTGGTTCATCGCTAACCATCTGTACGGGGCTGTTAGGTAATGATGCGTAGCTAACACCGCTTACGGTGGCAATAATTGCTGCGCTAATTGCTATGTACTTGGCTTTCATGGTGGGTTTCCTTGTTTACCCTTACACTATGCGCCTTTAATATGTAATTGTCAATACAATTATTCGGAGTTATCCACAGCTTTATGACAAACGATGCAATAAGTCCCATCATCACTCATGCAGTGCTTGTTGTTTACTGCATAAAATCCACACATCATTTATCGCTCCGCTCGGGTCTACCCGCCTTGAGAATCTTCTCGGTAGCTCCGAACACCTTGCGTATGTCTGCATCGTCAGGTCGTTGTTGGCGTAGCCATAGCTGTATGTAGGCTCGGCTTTCTGCTGCGTCCATGAACTCTAGACAGTCCAGTTCATTCATCAGTAGATACGCGGTGGCTTCGGCTTGGAACTCGTGTACGCCACGGTGCTGTAGGTACTCTTGGTGGTTTTCTGGCTTGGTATGACCTAGCACTATGTGCGCCATTTCGTGACAGAGGGTTTTCATGGGGTAGGGGGCTACGGGGTTGATGGCTAGCTTTCGGTCTATCGAGTAGCCAGCTGTGTTGCCGTCCAGTGATTGAAAGGGCACTTCCTCGATGTCAAGGGTGCGCATTGCCAGTGATGGTTCCCAGTCTCTTACCTCTGGTGGTGGTAGGTCGTCACCCTCGGTTTCGCTTAGGGTGAATAGACAGTTCACGTACTTAAAGCCCAGCAGTCGTGATTCTTCGGTGCCATCGTCTTTGGCGGTCTTCTTGATCATTGGCCGCATGATGGTCTTTGCCTTGCTGCCCTTTTGTACTTGACGGCCTAGAGACTGCCAACGCTTGTACGTAGCTACTGGTTCACGTACACCCTGTAGGTACAGCAGAACTTGGTTGAAGAAGCTGTAGTCGTAGAAGCGGTTATAGGTGTTGCCCATGCTCCCTGGCACGGTAAGGGCGTGTTCTATCAGCTCCGCCCAGTTTGGTTTGCCCTGTAGTTCAGGGCTTTTGGTTAGTTGTTCTGTCATCACCTGCCTTTCGTTTACAGTCTATCTCGTGGCGTAGTGTTAACTCGGCAAGTGCCTTGTCACGTCTACGCGTCCATTCGTCAATCATGTTTTCTGCATGTTCAATAATGCTTATTAGGTGGTCACTTGGTAACCCCTCTGGGTGCCATCGCTCGGTCATTCACTTGTACTCCTGTTTATGTCTTGGTGGGGGTGCAGTCACGCTACCCCCAAGGCAGCCAATCGTGCTTTTGTTGCAGCGATTAGTTGATAAAAAGTAAGGTACTCATTACCCGCAATTGAATAATGCTTGCAAGTGGCTCGCGCCGCCCTTGTTTAGCGACCTTGACGGCATTTTTGCAGCCGTTGACAGCACGAGGTTGTCACTTGCTATTACAGATGGTTTGTGCTGCGCTGGACACCTACGGCTTTATTTCAGCCGATCACTGCACAAAGTAGTCACCTGTATATGTTCGTATTGGTATCGGCTGCTGCAAGTAAAGGCACACGTAGTGGGGGTACACCTTTACTGCCACTTTCGCTGTCACCGATTGATTGTCAAAGTGCTACGTAACCGCGCTGTGGGGGTGTGAAGTCGCGCATGACGTAATTCACAGCTAGCCCCGTAGCGATGTATGTGAGGGCAAACAGTACAGCAAGTAGTACGAATACCGTTATCACTTGGCGCATGCCTTGCCTCGTTTGCTAATCTTTCCACCAATTGCGCCCGCCTTACTCGCAAGCTCAGGGTTTGCGGCAAAACCTTTTGGTCGCCATGTGCGGGTTGCCCCACCTTTAGCGCCGATTCCCTTATAGAAGTCATTGCCGTATTTCGCTTTGTTGGTTGCGGCGGCTTGTTTACCGCCTTGTACTGTCCCTGCCATGTTTGTTATCCCCTCCTTATCGACTACGTTGCTTAACGACGGTGTACGTATGGTCAAGGTGTTCAGGTAGCCATATCATTTCGAGTAGCCGCCTGCGCTGCTTGTAATCGCTCAGCTCAAGTCCCTTTGCTTCCAATAATTCATAACTGCCGTCATTTAGGTGCAGTCGGAAGTCAACCTTGTGCTTCACGGTGTGTACAACATCGCCCGCTTTGTTGTAGATGGGTATTTCGACCTTGTACTGCCGTTCCCAGTCCGCAATCTCGCCAGCTGCCTTGCGTATATCGAGTTCCTGCGCAACACTCGCTTCAAACTTAGAGTCGTAAATGATGCCGTTGTACTCGGTGCGTTTAGCGCCGTATTTGCTGCGGTACTGTTGGTAGTACATAGTCTTACCTGTTTAGTTGTTAATGCTGTGTGCTCCTTGCAAGCACCTACGCCAGCCAAGCGTAAACCCGTAAACTTGGCTAGCAAAGGTGGTTGCTAGAAGGGGTAACCGTGCGCCGATATCTCTATCTATTGTGATTTTGCCCATTATGGTCTGGTGGCGGGGCAATGAGGGTACCGAAAACCCCCGCAATGGGGCGCACGCTGAGTTGTAAAGGTTAGTTGTCTACCGCCAGTGCTTCTTCCATTTCGCGGTGTTCGTCTGAATGGTCAAACTCTGGGTCAAATGCCTGTCCAGTGGAATCACGGAATATGGTGGTCTGCGTTTCTGTGTTGTACACGGGGCGGTAGCCAACTGGGTTACCTGCAACGTCAAAGTATTCAAACGTGGTGATGATTGCCTCAGAGCCGTGGTAAACGTCCTGTACTCCGATGAGTTCTGGGCTGCGTTCGATGATGCGGTTGTTCTGGACCTTCACCCACTTGTGAGTTCTTTGGTCACCATGTAAGAAAGCCCAACCGTTACGAGTAATCAACCAGTGGCCGCGTACTCGTACACCGTTCTTGGTGACGTGGGCAACCATGCCAAAGAATCGTAGCTTCTGAAAGTTCACGTATGCGATGGTGTCGTTGAAGAGCGTATGTATGTCAAAGTCGTTCT